ATAAGCCTCATAAGCACTTTTATTTGCAGGTGATTGATCATGAGCATTTGGCATCGGCAAATATTTTTCACCTTTAGCCTTAACTGCATCTTCACCTTCACAAACATCATCAAGTTTTTGCCAGTATGGCAAGTTCTTAACATATTCAGCATGTTGAAAAGTTACATCACTCATCGAGCAAATCCCATATCAGCAAAAAAGGCTTCAAAACCTTCATGTAATTCATTAAATGCATCTGAGGCTGCATCCACTTGGTCATCATGTGTACCGTTAGGAAAATGACGAAGCTCATCAATAAAGTCCTTGTTCCATTCACCTTTGAGCATACGTACATTTCCTACGTTAACTTGAGCCGCAAATGGTTGTGCCCGTGTAAGCTTGTCACCTGAAATTGGCTTAGCTATCACGCTATAACCCGCAAGAAGCTTCACAAATGAACTAGCTTGCGATTTACCAGCTTGACCAGGATCTTGTGGTAGACGCACAGAAACTTTTTTCCCATCTATTTTTGCTGTTTGTTCTAAACGCTTATTCACATTGTCTGGACCAAGCTGTCCTCTTGTAACATCGACAATGTAAGTAAAACCATCTGCGCCTAGAGCTTCTCGCACACCTACTGTAAAGTCGCCTTCATTTTCGGTTGCCCCGAAGTCCCAAGCCCTAACTTGTTTCAATACATCTGCAGGCAAAGCATCAACAATTTGAATATTGTCGGGCTTAAAAAAACCGCCTGCTGGCGGTGATGGCATTTGTCGATATTGCCCGGCAAAAACATACGGCGCAGCTTGCTCCATTTGCCTCAATTTTTGAATATTGTGTTTTGCTGGCCATAGTGCCGAACCGTCTTCCTGAATAGCAGAAAGACATAGATGCTCCCACACTTCACCATTACCACCAGCTACAGGAACGCCGTCTTTTCTATCACCTAGCAACCATCCAGCCAAATCATCTTCATGTAGACGCTGCATGATGACGATAATCGGTGTATCTGGTGAGTTAGTACGCGACTCAAGGGTGTTTTGGAACCAATCAATTACCCCTTCTCGAATAGTTTTTGATGAAGCTTCATGTGCTTTATGTGGGTCATCAATAATAATGCAGCCACCAAAGCCTTTACGAAGTTTTCCCGCACCAAAACCGGTAATCGTACCGCCTGTACCAGTTGCATAGCAGACCCCGCCTTGAGAAGTTCTCCAGAAGTCTTTAGCCTTACTATCATCACGCAATGTAAGCTCAGGAAAGACTTTCCTATACGCCTCTTCTTGCACAAGAGTTCGTATTTGGAAGGCATTGTTTGCGGCAAGCATTGCCGAGTAACTGATATGAATAAACTCACAGTCTGGATTCTTACCAAAACACCAAGCCATGAAATTAATTACAGCAATTTCAGTTTTAGAATATCGTGGTGGAACGTTAATAATTAACCGCTTTATCTCTCCGCGATAAACTTTCATTAAAGCTTCGCAGATTTCTAAGTGGTGCCAGTTCTGCATCCATTTATAACCACGGCGCTCCTTAAACATGTACCTTGTGAAGAAATATAAATCTTCTTGCGCCTCGATCCGGATGGCTTTATCCCGAGCCGCATCAGTACTCATCTAAGACTTCCCTCCGCGCTTTTAAGTAATCTTCCATTGGAACTGGAATTTCTGAATTAACTGTTTGGACTGGACCGCCGTCTTTGCCTGTAATTTCTTTTCGATTGGTATAAAGTCCACCAACCTCTTTAGCTGCCTGCTCTAAAAGGCTCGGCACAATGACTGGGTTTTCTTTGAATTGTTCATGATCGATGAACCGTTGTAGACGCTTGAGGCGGTAGGCAATATTTGCGATTGGGATTGCGCTAAGGTTGTCGTTCATTTCCTTGCGCACTCTGTAGAACTCAGTTTTAAATTCTTCGCTTAAGTCCTGCCCTGTTTTCTTTGTTGGGTCGTATGCTTCACATTGCTGTTTGGTTACGGTGATACCAAATTCTTCTTGGACGCCTCTTGCTGTTTCACTAGGTGTCTCATAGGTAGCAAGTGACCGTACTATATAGAGTTTCACCCGTTTATTAAGCCTTGCCATTTATCTCTATCCGTCCAAGTACGTCCAAGTAGAGTGGCAAAAAAAATTTAAACCACCTTCAAGTTACAAGTGCCGCAAGCATAATGAACATCTGCCCGTGACAGCTGCGGTCTTTTATTAGCTGCTTCAACTATCCGCATAACATCCTCACTTGCTCCATATCGACGAACAACGCCAGTAAATTCTTCAACATCGTGACCTTGAATAGCTAACTTAGGCATACCAGTTTCTCTGTTATAAGCTGGTGTCCCGTATTGGTCCTTCTTATGTGCAATGTGATAAAGCTCGTGTTCAACCAAAGCACAAAAGTTCACATCACTTGCTATACGTGAATATGAAGCATCAAAAGTAATTAAGTATTCAGGTAAATAATTGAACCACTGGATGTATTGTTCTTCTTGTCGTTCTTTCTTCCAACCACCAGCATTGATCATGACTTTTTCAGTAGTACCGATAACCTGACGTCCCTGCTTTTTAAAGCCAGATCTAGCCCACATCACAGCAATATCGGGATATCGAAATGAACGTAAGTGCATGTGATCAGGATTAAATAATTTCGATTTTGGATCTAGAAATACTTGTTTAATCCATTCCCATATTTCTGGAGCTGGTGCAAAGTTTGGTGTATCCATTTCAAAAAGCCATTCTGGAGGCATTGGACGAACAGGAACATGAAAGCCAACTTCGTTTTTCATAATTACTCCAGAAATAAAAAAACCTCCTTTTCGGAGGCTTATAATTAACTAGACTTCGATTCCTTATACGTCATAAAAGCATCTACATATGAAACAGGAATCTCAACAACTTCAAGCCTATAATTAGCTATTGATCTTTTTAGGGGAGAATCAAGCCAAGCTGTAGGTACTTCTTTTTTAATCTTTACACATCTATTTTCAATATTACCTTGATTAAATTGCTCTATTGCTTGAAGAAGATCTTTTTCTTCAAATAACTTAAATTCATGACCATATTTGGGAACTAAAATAGGTATACAACCACTGAGTTGATTTACAGCTTTTAAAGTATAATCTTTATTAGCCATATCCCCACCATTAAAACGTTTACCATGAATGAATGAGGCCGCATCTGCTTCTATTAAAACAAATTCAGGTTCAGTACCATATTTTTCGCTATAGTTCCTTCTAGCCTCTTCAATTCTATTTTCTACTGTCATTATTCTTTTCCAAAATAAAAAAAAATAATATATTTCGAAATTGTAAAAATATAAAGCCCCGCCAATAACTAGTATGTAGCGGGGCCGTTTGCGCCGTAATCCGTCCGGCTAAAAGAGAGGTGTGCTTATAAAACACCCCTCACGAGATTAAAAATCTTATTTGCGTGTATTCCACTGGCGAATAGCATAATTAACAATTGATCTTTCTTCATAAACAGTGTCGTAATGAAAATTTTCATCCCAAGCGATCATCGCCCAAGCACTAGGGCCTTTTGATCCACAATCATGACACCATGTGAAAGCATCCCACGCTATAGAGCCGTCTTCATCTGGTTTTCCATAATGTGAAGAATCCGTACAAATTGAATCAGATCCACAAAATGGGCAATTCAAAGGTTTTTCATCTGGCCGTAATTCTGGTTTTTCTTGGTCAGCATGCCAGGTGTTTTCCATTTTCAATGCTCTAGATACACAAAAAGCCCACTAAAATTAGTGAGCTTCTATTAAATTTTTCTGGCGATCCATGTATAAAGCGCCCATTTTAGAAATACTTATACTCAACCGTTCTGTTTATGTCAAGCAAGGGTGATTTCTTCTGATTCAAAATGAAACGATCTAGCCAAGCTTGTTCTAATACTGTTTTCCCAATTCTCTATACATGCTTCAGCAATTAACTCGTATGGTTCATAGCGCTCAGAATATCCAGATTTAGATACTTTTAATTTTGCGATCGTGATTTTTTCATGCAATGTATAAGGGCGTTTCCCCGTACCACCACATTTATCACAAAATTTAGAGCCGTTTGGATATCCCTTTTCATTGAATAACTCCAATTTGCCTAATCCCTGGCAATGGCCACACATTGCCTTTGTAAATAATCGCCCACGCAAAACAACCTCAGCAATACCTTTGGCCACATTTGATAAATCGCCCTGACAATTATTTGGCTTAAAGTTCTTTTTGATCATTTCACGATGGATCTTACCCGCCAGTACGTTTCTAACGCGGAAAAAATCAGCTGAGTTAATCTCCCCTTTTTTTATTTCAACTTTACCCGGTATTTCACCAATACGCTTTTTTGATTCCTTACCATTAATTATCCTGGTCTCATAAATTTTCTTTGTTTCTGTGATTTCTGCAATGCGCTCAAAATCAACACGTTCAAGCAGTAATTCTGCCCATTTTTTTGCACCTGCAGGCAATAAGGCAATTTCTCCCAAAACAACATGCTTAGTAATTTTTCCTTTACCTTCGCTTTGAGCAATAGCAAGGCGAAGTAACTCAATAAAATCAAACTTTTCAACTAGCATAATCGCCTTCCTATTTACCCTTAATTAATAATTCAATTTGCTTTAATGCCATACCGGACTTAACTTGCTCAGTACTGAACCGTAAAACTGTAAAACCCATCATTGCTGCGGAGTTGTATTTCTCCATATCCCCTATGTAGCCCTTACCTCTTGTATGACGGCCTCCGCTCCAGATACCACCTTCTACCTCAATCAAAATCTTTGTACCCGTTATTAAAAAATCTGCTCTCCATTTACGTGTTGGATGGAATTTATATTCCTGTTCAAAACCAATCTTGCACGCTCTTAAATGCGTTGCCAGTACCATTTCACCCACACTTGGTTGTCTAGCAACTTGCTTTGCTGAACGCCGCTTTTTATTTTTCTTTATGGGAAATAACTTGCGGTATTCAGCAATGCTGACTGATGACATCAAGCACCACCTTTGAGCACTTGCTCTATAGCTTTAAGGGTTCGAATCATTGCCATTTGTAGAAATTCATGATTGCCGCGCATGTCTTCTTCAACATACTGCAAAGCATATTGAGTCTCTTTTAATGCCCCATCTAAACGCTTTTGCAGCTCCCCCACTTTCGCTTGCTGGGGCTGCCATGTTTCAAATGATCTGCGCACGTTTCTATCAAGATACCTTTCACCCTCTTTTTTAAACTGAGTTGTGATGATCACATCGTGCGTCTCTTCAAACCACTTTTCAAACTCTTCTCTACACTTATCCATCTCAAACATCCCTCGATTGGCAATGTGGGCTGATGCGGTTTTCTATGGGGAAGTCGTCGCCCATGTCATTGTCAATGCGCGTTAAGTGATGACTAAGAACCATAGTGTTATCCTTATCGCCAGCAAATTTAATAAAGCTGTTTCTAGGTGAAATTGCCCCGTAATAAACAAAGGTTGCTACGCCATTCTTAAACCTGTATTTGACTTGTTCGCCCGCTTTAAACTCACTCATGGCTGGCTCCTTTTTCCACAACATCCAATTCAATGATTTTGTAAACCTTGCCTTTCACTTCAAAAGGCTGACCATTAGTTGCTTTCTCAACCCAACTGCCATACGAATACGCAAAGCCCCAAATAAAGCAGCATAAGCAGAAGAACAACGTAAACCAGATGCTATTCATTCCCCGCCTCCGTATATTGATTCGTAATCAGCAATTGCATGAAGCAACTTGTATCCAGCAGATTCAGGTTTATCTTTGCAATGAGACAAGTCATATAGTTTTAAGTCCTCAATGCCACCCCATGATTCAACCAAATCAACCGACTCCACAAGACGTTTAAGCTCAACCAAATCTACAAAATACTTCTCACGATCTGCTGGGCTGATTTCTACACTTTGACCACATTGGAACTCATAACCCTCATTCCATTCAGTTGCGTTAGAAGGGGCTGAATCTACGATTTCCTTCGCGTATTGCAGTCCTTTATCTCTAATCAATTTAGTTGCTTTCATGGCTGGCTCCTTTCTCATCAAGCTCTTTACGCGCCAACCACCACAAAACCACCGCACCGCAAAGTACTGCTGTTACACACGAAATGAGTAAGCCCCATCCCAAAAACTCGAATTTGGTCATGCTGATTTCTCCCAACTGACGTCTATCAGGCTTGGTCTAAACACCACAACACAGCAACCAAAAGGTGCATTCGTTTTAGAACCGCCAAACTTTAAGCGGCCACGAATAAAATGAATTTCACGACCCAAACAATAGTCTTGAAACCAACGGGCATCAGTGCGAACAGGAACGAGTGCAACTACCGTATGCCCTTTACTTGCTGTTTCCGCTGCCTTAGCAACCCAATCGATGATTTCTTTGCCGTAAGGTGGATTCATCCAGCATGTCCCAGTCCACTCTTGCTTTAGACCATCAATTTCAGGTGTAAAATAACGTTCACATTTAGCGTTTTCAGGCAGAGCACAAACGTCTAAATCAAAGTTAAATACTCGATCCAATTTTTCGAAAAAATCTTGCGGCGTAGCCCATACATCAGTTCGATCATCAGCTAATCCAAATAACTTATTTTTTGTCATGGAATTCATACATTCACCCCATCAATCAAT